ATAACTCAGGCGAGCAAGCAACATATATTGCCCAACCGCCTGAGTGGGCTAAATGGGAAAAATCGACTGGAAACACCATAAGCCAAGCAAAAGAAAAACTTGGCATGTGGGATTTAATGTTTTTAGCATATAACGCTCATAAGCGCGAAGCTGCTGGAAAACCAGTTAAACCATTTGAGGTTTGGATGGAAACGATCAGCGATGTCATTGTCGGTGATGCAAACCCAAAAGCCACCCAGCAGGAAGCCTAAGCAGATTATTGGTTGAATTGGCAATAGCCACACAAATACCAATGAGTGAATGGGTTGAAGCAGAGGACATTTTAACAGCTATAGAAATATTGGAGGCACGCAATGGCAACTAGCACCGAGCCCCTAATAGTTTATGATAAAAAAGAACTTGCTCAGTTTGCTAAAGTAATGAGAAACATGAGCGATATTGCTGTTGAGGAAACCAAGCGTAGAGTTGGCGAATTAGCACAAAAAGAGTTAAGCGAAATTCGCAGAATTGCTTCATCTCGGGGCAAAGTTGCTGATCGCGTTGCTCAAGGTGGTAAAGTTAAAACATCATCATTACTTGGTGAAATTTCTTTTGGTTTTGCTGGACAAAAATTTTCAGGTGGTGCAACAACTCAATTTAATACTCGAAATGATCCTAAAGGCAATCGTAAAGGTATTGGCGCAGCAGCAGAATTTGGTTCAGATAAATATCCACAATTCCCTAGATGGTCAGGGCCAATGCCTAAAGGCCCGGGTTCAAGAGGTTGGTTTATTTATCCAACAATTAGACATTTACAGCCAACCATTATTAAAGAGTTTGAGGATATAATTTTGGCAATCAGAAAAGAATTTAACGATGGCCAGTAGAACTTTAACGCTTGCGCTAGCAGCCGATATTGATAACCTTAAAAAAGGGTTAGATGATGCCGAAAAGGTAGTAAATAAATCCGCAGATCAAATTGCTGATTTTGGCAAAAAAGCTGCATTGGCATTTGCAGCTGTTGGTGCTGCTGCTACGGCGTTTGCGGTTAGCGCAGTCAAGGCTGCTGCTGAGGATGAGAAGGCTCGCAAATCCCTTGAGCAAACTATTAGATCTAGCACTCAAGCAACTGAGGATCAAATTGCTTCAATTGATAAATATATTACTAAACAATCAATTGCTACTGCGACAACCGATGATGTTTTAAGACCAGCATTTGCTCGATTAATCAGATCGACAAATGATGTTGCTAAGGCGCAAGATTTACTTTCTTTATCTCAAGAAATTGCAACCGCTACTGGTAAGCCACTTGATGTAGTTGCTAATGCTTTGGGTAAAAGTTTTGATGGGCAGAATGCTGCTTTAGGCAAATTAGGTTTAGGTATAGATGCTGCTACTTTGAAAACAATGTCCCATGAACAAATCATGGAGCAATTAAGAGGGACTTACAAAGGATTTATTGAGAATGAGGCGACTAACGCTGAGTTCAAAATGAGGCAATTGGAAATAGCCTTTTCTGAAACTAAAGAACAAATTGGAAATGCTTTATTGCCAATTATGAAGCAATTTGCTGATTATTTATTAGCAACAGTTGTGCCTAATGTTCAAGCTTTTGCTGCTGGATTAACGGGTGAGGATGGTGTGGTTGCTGGAATAACTGATGCAACTCAAAGTGCTTATGAATTTGGCGAACAGTTAATTTCTGTTATTAAATTTATTATAAGCATTAAAGATGAATTACTTATATTAGGTGGAATTATTGCAACAGTATTTGTAGCAAATAAAATAGCAGCATTTGTTGCATCTATTCAAACATTAATAACAGCAATGGTTGCTTTAAGAAATGCAGCAGCGGCTGCTGGCGTTGCTACTGCATTTGCAACTGGAGGTGCATCTGTTGGAACTGCAGCTGCTGCTTTAGCTGCCGGTGCTGCAACTTATGGATTAACTCAAATTGCTCCATCTGGAAATGTATCCGTTCCTTCATATGCAAGTTCTGGTAGCAAATCAAACTTTACTTATGGTGCAGGGAATCCAACAGTTAATAATATAACAGTTAATGCTTTGGATAGTGAAAGCGCAGCAAGAGCCGTTGCTAAAGTAATCAATGAAAGCGCAGCTAGAGCAGGCGGTTTATTAAGTGGCACAAGCGTCAAAGGTAATTAATGACTGTCTTTACGCCTGACTGGAAATTGACAATTGCTGGAACTGAATACACAGACATAGCCATAAGCGATATTCAACATCAGGCTGGTCGGACTGATATTTATACTCAACCATCTCCATCTTACATGCAGGTAACTTTGGTTGCTTTATCTGGTCAAACCTTGCCATTTGCCATCAACGATAGTTTTGCTTTACAGGTCAAAAACAGTTCAGGAACTTATGTCAATCTCTTTGGTGGAGATATTACTGACATAACTGTTGAAATCGGTGCATTTGGAAATGTAGCAGATGTTATTAACTACACAATTCTTGCAATGGGATCACTTGTTAAGTTAGCAAAAGAATTATATGCCGATGCTGTTTCACAAGATGAGGATGGCAATCAGATATACGCTTTATTGTCTAGCGTATTACTTGGTGCTTGGAATGATGTGCCAGCAGCTACAACTTGGGCAGGATACGATGCAACTGAAACATGGGCTAATGCGCTAAATCTTGGACTTGGTGAAATTGACACTCCGGGCTTATACACAATGCAAAATCGAAGTGGCACAGAAACGCCAGATACGATTTACAACATTGCAAGCCTGATTGCTAACTCAGCATTTGGTTATTTATATGAGGACAATGAAGGAAACATTGGGTATGCCGATGCAGACCACAGGCAGAATTATTTGCTCACAAACGGATATGTTGATCTTGATGCCAATCATGCTTTAGGTTCAGGTTTATCAACCATCACTAGATCAGGTGATATTCGAAATGACATCATTATCAATTACGGCTCAAATTTTGGTTTAGAAAAGACTGCATCATCAGCTTCTTCAATTGCGCTTTATGGCTACAAAGGTGAAAGCATTCAATCAACCATTCATTCAGCTGTGGATGCTCAAGCTGTGGCAGATCGATATATTGCTCAGAGAGCCTTTCCTTTACCAGTATTCCAAAGCATTACTTTTCCATTGACAAATCCTGAAATTGATAACTCAGATCGGGATAACCTCCTTGGGATTTTTATGGGTCAGCCATTAAACATTCAAAACCTCCCTGCCCAGATTTCAGATGGTGAATTTGAGGGTTATGTTGAAGGATGGCGTTGGAGCACCAGATTCAATGAACTATTTCTGACAATAAATCTTTCACCAGTTGCGTTTAGCCAAGTCGCTATGCGATGGAATACTGTGCCAATCGGTGAGGCTTGGAACACTTTAAGCAATACTTTGACATGGGAATACGCTACAATCGTAGCCTGAGGATAGGACAATATGGCAACCACTACTAACTATGGCTGGACAACACCAGATGACACCGCGCTGGTCAAAGATGGCGCGTCTGCTATTCGCACACTTGGATCATCTATTGATACATCAGTCAAAGCATTAAATCCCGGAACTACTTCTGGAGATTTAGATTATTACACAGCTGCGACAACCAAAGCAAGACTTGCTAAAGGAACTGCTAATCAAGTTTTGGCAATGAACTCTGGTGCAACTGCTCCTGAATGGCAAACTATTTCATCGGGTGGAGAAACTTTAATCTCCACGACAACTTTAACAGGTGCAAGCGTAGGTTTAGGAACAATACCTACAACTTATAAGCATTTGAAAATTATTATAGTTGGCGCATATGCCAGCGCACAGGATTATTTAAGCATTAGATTGAATAGTGATAGCGGTGCAACTAGTTATTATTATGGAACTGCATCAATTTCAGGCACTCCCGGTAGCGTTAATAACGCAACTGGAACAACTAGAATTGAAACAAATCAGTTATACAATGCTTCAACTGCAAGTTATTTGTCTTATCAAGAAATTTCAATTCCAAGATATACAGATACGAGTGGTGGTCAATTTGTTAATTCAAGAGGTTATGGTGGAGTTCCAAGACAACCGTGGTATTCAACTGGAGTTTATAACAATAGAACCGCAGCAATTACAGCTATAACTTTATTTCCAACATCTGGAACTTTCACCGCAGGAACCGCCTACTTATATGGAGTATCATAATGACAAAAGCAAAACCACAGATTAAAATTGTTAATTGCACAACTGGTGAAGAAATAATCAGAGATGCTAATGCTGAGGAATTGGCTCAAATTGAAATTGATGTGGCAGCAGCAGAAGCCAGAAACGATGAAATAAAAAATAAAGAAGCCGATCGTAAAGCAATTCTTGATCGTATTGGTTTAACTGCTGATGAACTTAAAACGATTCTTGGCTAATGAAGGCTTGGTTATCTAAAGCTGCTGTTCAGTTAAGAGAACAAACTGATGACTGCTTCCCTGACAGGGATCGTAAAAGTGATGGATGGATTGCTTCTGTATCACACTTATCAAGAGCCCCAAAGTCCGATCACAACCCTGATGAAAAAACAGGATGTGTCAGAGGA